GACATTCGCCCCGGACGCGTTACGTACAATGCCGTCAACTCGCAAGGGCAGGCGCTTGTGCGCGAACTGCAAACAGGTTCGAATTTCCGGGTGGCCGAACAGCTTATCGCTGACGAACGCACGGACATTAACGACAGCTTCCTTGTGACGCTGTTCCAGATACTCACCGACACGCCGGAAATGACAGCGGCGGAAGTGTACGAACGCGTAGCCGAAAAGGCAGCGCTGTTCGCGCCGACAATGGCGGCGCTGCAAGAGGAAGACCAAGGCCCGCAAGTGGACCGAGAAATCGCGCTGCTTGCAGAGTACGGGCAGCTACCGCCTATGCCGCCAGAACTTGCAGAAGCAAAGGGGGAGTACCGCGTCGCGTACACGAACCCGATGCAGAAGGCCATGCACGCAACGGAAGTGTCCGGCTTCCTGCGCTGGTCCGAAATGCTGGCGAATGCAGCCAACATTGCGCAAGACCCGTCTATTATGGATCATATTAATTGGGACGAAGCAGCGCCGGACATTGGCGACAAGATGGACGTTCGCGCCAAGTACATTGCCAATCCCGATATGGTGAAGGCGCGCCGCGAAGGCCGCGCGCAGCAGGCGCAGCAGCAACAGCTTGTGGACGCCGCCCCGGCCATGGCAAGCGTAGCCGCGACGGCAGCGAAGGCGCAGCAAGGCGTAAGGAAGTAAGCCAATGGCAGTAAACGACGAGTACGACCCGGAGCAGCAAGCCGAAGAACAGTCGCAGCTTGCGCTTAAGGCCGAAAACGATGTTAAGAACGCCAAGTACATTCTAGGTGTACGTAAGCGCGCTTACTATCACATGTTCGTGGAAGGCGAAGTGACCGCCGAAGACAGGCGCGTTGTTTTGGAAGACTTGGCGGCGTTCTGCCGCCAACACGACACGACGTTCCACGAAAACGACCGAATACACGCCTTGCTGACTGGACGTCAGGAAGTAGTGTTGCGCGTCAACGACTACACGCGGCTAGACGTTGACGAACTGTTTGCAAAGTACACAAAGCCGCCTGAAAGGTAATACAATGTTCAAGAACCGCTTTCTGAATACCGCGCATGTGTTCCGCGCGCCAGATGGCAGCGGTACAGGTGCGGGCGCTGGCGCTGGCGATGCTGGCGCGGGCGCTGGTGCTGGTGCTGGTGCTGGTGCTGGTGCTGGCGCTGGTGCTGGTGCTGGCGCTGTCGCACCATGGGGCAGTGACGCAAACGCTGTCTGGATGGTAGGCGACAAGCCGTGGTACGAAACGTTCGTACCGGAAGGCCCGACGCGCGACCTCATCAAGAGCAAGAACTACGCGAACCCGGTTGTGGTGGCCGACAGCTACTATGCTGCGAACCGCATGGTCAACGGCAACGCAATTGAAATTCCGCCTGCTGACGCGAAGCCGGAAGCGTGGGACGCAATCCACAAGAAACTTGGATGGCAAGAAGCGCCGGACAAGTACACTTTCAAACAGCCGGACGGCTTCACGCCAGACGAAGGCATGGTGAAGTTCGGGCAGAAGATGGCGTACGAACTGCGCCTTGACCCGTCGCGTGCGCAGCGCATGAATGACTTGTGGAACGAGTACGCCAAGGGAGTGTCTGCATCCGGCGCGACTGCGCAGCAAGCCGCGAATGAAGCCGAAGTTAGCGCCGTCAAGCAGTCATGGGGCGCGGATTTCGACGCCAACATGACGGCGGGCAGGCGCGCAGTCGAAGCAGTGTTCGCCGCCGACAAGGACAAGTGGTTGCCGAAGATCGAAGGCGCAATTGGCGCGTCGGCCATGCTTGAACTGTTTGCACGGCTTGGCAAGCTTGGCGGCGAAGCACTGATGAAGGGCGGCGGTAGCGGCAACGGTGGCGACCCGTCGAACCCGTCCAGCCTGACGCAGGCGCAGGCGCAGGCTGAAATTGCCCGCCTTATGGCTGACAGCGATTTCCAGAAGGCGTACACGAACCCGCTGGACCCGCAGCACAAGGCGAAAGTGCAGCACATGATGTCACTGCATGCAGCGGTGGCTAGTAAGCCGAAGTAGGCTTGACACGTTGCTACAGCGCGTATAAGCAGGGGGCGTCAACGTAGTTTGGCGCTCTTTGCATTTAAGGGCCGCGCGCAGCGAACACCCCTTGCCAAGCGTACGTTAAATTCAATCCAAACAGGGGTTTTTCGCAATGACTGAGACAGTCGCAACCTATTCTGTGCCTGAGCATCACGTGAACATGTACACGGCGAATGTTCGTGGGTCGCTTGCCAAAAAGGGCGGGTTACTCACGGGCCTTGTGTCGCGTGGCAGTTACACGGGCGACAAGGTACAGGTTGTCAACTTCATCGGGCCTGTGGCGTTCACCGAACGCAACTCGCCGTACGGTGACACAAAGGTGCAGGAACTTGAGCATACGCAGCGCTGGATCACCAGCACTGAGTACGACTGCGCCGTACTGATCGACAGGCTCGATCAGTTGAAGATGATTTACGACCCGACTTCGCCGTACGTCGAACGCTTCCGCGAAGCGGCTGCGCGCAAGCAGGACGAAATCATCATGGACCGTTTCTTTGCCGACGCAAAGACGGGCAAGGAAGCCGGTACGACCACCCCGTACAACACCGCAAACACGGTTGTGCACGGGGGCACGGGTCTGACCGTGGCGAAGCTGCGCAGCTTGCGCAAGCTGATGAAAAAGAAGCACATCGACATGCGCGCGTACAAGCCGTACATCGCTGTTACCGCCGAAGAAGTTGACGACTTGCTCGGTGAAACCACGGTCACTTCGATGGATTACAACTCCATCAAGACGCTGGTTGACGGTGAAGTCAACATGTTCATGGGCTTCGTGTTCGTGCCGTACGAAGACTACGGCGGCAAGGGCATCCCGTTTTCCAACCCGACGCGTTCGTGCCCGGTGTGGGTGCCTGACGGCATGCACTTCGGTTCGTGGAACGAACTGGCCATCATCATTTCGCCGCGTCCCGACAAGAACAACATCAAGCAAATCCATGGCACTTTCACGGCGGGCGCAACCCGACTGGAAGAAACCAAGGTGTTCTGCGTCGAAGCGCAGTAAGCGCGTACAGCGCTTACTAAACTTACGGCAAGTCAACCAAACGCCAACGACGAAAGGTGAAATGTCATGGCAGTTACAGTTACAAAAGCCGCGCAGATCGCAGACGGGGCACGTCCGTACCCCATTGACGATCACGGCAAGCTTCGCTTCATGTACGCGAAGGTCACGCAGGCGGGCCTTGGTGATATCGGGTCTTCGTGGATACTTGGCAAGCTGCCTCCGGGCCGCGTGCGTATTATCCCGTCGCTGTGCCGCTACAAGGTAGGTGCCCTTGGTGCTGCGCGCACTATGGATATCGGCCACGACGCGTACACCGACAAGACCGAACCGAATGATGCTGCGCAGACCGGGGCGGCGCCGACTGCTTTCGCAGCGGCAATCTCCGTGGCCGCCGCCACGGAAGCGGTTTTCCCGGTTACGGGCGGCATCAAGCACGACGTGTACAGCCGCGACGGCGTGCAGCTTCGCGCCACCTTTGCGGGTGGCACGGTGCCTGACGCCACCGTGGGCGAGTTTCTTATCGCCTACGTGTACGAATAACACGGCGCAAGTCGTGACGTAACAATCAGTAAGGGCCTAGACGATGGACGCCAAAGCGATTATAAACTTGGGTATCGGTCGGCTAGGCTCTTACAAAGTCAACAGCATATCGCCTGCGAACACGCCGCTTGAGCGTGAATGCGCCGCGAACTACGCGCAATGGCGCGACAGCGAACTTACCCGCAACAGGTGGGTGTTCAACCGCTACGTAAAAAACCTAAGTGTCAGCGGCAGCGCGCCGAACGCAACGGACGCACTGCCAAACGCGTTCGACTTGCCGTCCGACTGCTTGGCTGTCGTACGCAAGCGCGGTGACAAATGGGTTCAAATGGGCGACAAGCTGTACACGAACCTTGACGCGCTTACCATCGAATACAAGGCCACCGTGGCCGAAAGTTTCATGCCGCCGCTGTTTATCGAAGTGCTGGCAAAACGCATTCAGCTTGAAATGTGCGAATGGGTTTCAAACTCAAACGTCAAAGCCGACAGCGCGCTGCGTATGTACAACAAAGCCGTAAAAGACGCGGCTACGAACAACGCGTTTATTATCGGCGCAGAAGACGAAATCAACGAACTGGACGAAGACGACACGTGGTTGTCGGCGCGCTTCGGAGCGGGCATCTAATGGCGCGGTTTTCTCCTTCCAAGATCAACTTCAACGGCGGTGAAGTATCGGACCTGATAATTCAGCGTACGGACCTTGACCGCTTTTCCAGCTTCAACCGCGCGCTGCTTAACTACGTGTCAGCGCCACAAGGCCCGGCTGTGAACCGTAGCGGCACGCGCTATCAGCATGACGCGTACAAGCACGCCAAATACAGCGCAGTCGTACCGTTTATTTTTTCCGACGAACAAGCAAATCTACTTGAGTTTTCCGATTTGCGCATGCGCATTTTGTCGGAAGACGGTTTGCTTACGACAGGTTTTGTAAGCATCACAAATGTGGTGGCTACAACGCCGTTTAAGTTTACGTCGGCGGCGCTTGTAGCGGCAGGCGCGGCGGTAGGGAAGCAGATCGCGTTTGCCGGGTTTGCCGACGCACGAAATCTAAAAGGCGTTGTGGCGAACGTAACCGCCGTGGCTGGCAACGACATAACGGTTGACATTAATTACAACGGCGCGACGGGCGCGGTAACGGGCACGGGCGGGCTTGTATACGAAGTGACCACGCCATACGCACACGCAGACGTGCGTAAGATAAACTACGTGCAGTCGCTTGATGTAGTGTACTTGTTCTGTAGCGGCTACAAACCGCGCAAGCTGTCACGTCTTGGCGAAACAAACTGGACGCTAGTAGAGTTTAACTTTCTCGACGGGCCGTACCTTGACGAACAGTCGGGCGCGGTTACGCCAAGCGGTACGGGCCGCGCAAACATCGTACACACTGCCGACATAATGGCGGGGCCTACAGGCGGCACGCTTACGTCGGTGGCGGGGCTTTATTCAGGTTCGCTGTATTTTGTGATGGACGCCGACCGCGAAAATTCAGCGCGTTCGAACGTGTATCAAAGCGGCGACATTGTGTACGAATTTAACACGTCTGTCGTGTTAAAGGGGTATTCCGTGGCGGTGCCGCGCTCGTCAAGCGACCACGCGGTGTCGGCGCGGAACGTGCAGTGGGACAACTTTAAACTTGAAGCGTGGGACGGCACAAAGTACGTGCTGCTAGACGAACAGCGTAATTATTCGCTGTGGGGCGGGCTGCGCACGCGCTTCATTGAACTGCCCGCCAGCACGCCGTCGTACGCAAAGTACAAGCTGTCTGTTACGCAACTTGCAGTGACGGGCGCGGTGCTGCCTGTGTTCGGTGAATGGATATTGACGCCGCGCACGCCTAAGCCTTTCGACTTGACTTTCTCAGCCGCCGCAAAAGCAAACGTGAATAGGGGCGCGGGTTTCCTGTCAACGGACGTGGGCCGCCTCATTCGCGTGTACCAGATCGACGGAAATTGGCGTGCGCTTAAAATAACAGCCGTGGTATCGACAACAGTTGTCACGGTCGAATGTCAAGGCGAAGCGCTGCTAGGCACAGAAGACATTGTGCGCTGGCGGCTTGGCGCGTTCTCGGACACGACAGGATGGCCCACTGTTGGCGTGTTCCATGACGACAGGCTTTGTGTAGGTGGCGCGTTTGACAGTCCTACGGCTGTTGCTATGTCAGCGCCGCAAAGCTACGACGACATGGCCCCGACAGAAGACGACGGCAGCATAACGGCTGCGAACGCGCTGTTCTTGAGGCCCAACACGCGCAACGCAACGCCTGTACGCTGGCTGGAAAGCACGGAGCGGGGCCTAATGGTAGGCTTTGGCAGTGGCGTGTGGTTTATCGGGCCTTCCGCCGCTAACAACCCGTTCGGCGCTACAAATGCAAAAGCTGTTGAAGTATCGGCGCGCGGGTCTGCCAGCGTAAAGCCTGCGCGCGTGGACAATGACTTGTTGTTTGTGCAGCAAAATAAGCGCACAGTACGGCAGCTTGCGTACGCGCTTGACGTCGATACGTTCAAAGCGACGTCGGTTTCGCTGTTTGCGTCGCACATGGGCAAAACGCAGTTTGAACAAATAGTGTATGCAGCCGAACCTTTCAGCATCGCGTGGCTGCGCACAGCGACAGGTGAACTGAAAGGTCTTACGTACAACAAAGACGAAAACATTATCGGCTGGCACAGGCACGACTTGGCGGGCGGCATTGTGGAAAGCGTAGCTGTAATACCGGATGGCACGCACGACAACCTGTGGGCAGTAGTGCAGCGCACCATCAACGGACAGACACGCCGTTACATCGAAAAGCTTATGCCGTTTTGGGATTTTGGAACTGAAATTGACGACATGCACTATGTCGATTGCGGCGTACGTGTTACAGTCGGTTCGCCCATAACTACAGTGTACAACGCCGCGCACCTTGAAGGCCGCGCCATCGTAGGCGTGGCAGATAAGATTTACTTTGAAGCCACGGTTACGGGCGGACAGTTCAATTTGCCAAACCCGGCGTCCAACATTGTGTACGGGCTGTCATATGAAATGAGCGGCGAAACTGCAAACTTTGAAGGCGGTTCGCGAGACGGAACGTCGCAGGCCAAGGTTAAGCGCATGCACAACATGTCGCTTTACTTGGTGCAAAGCTACGGCGGCAAGGTAGGCGTGTACAACGAAGACACGGACACATACGAATACGACGTGATCGAAGGCGACGTGCACTACAAAGCTGAAAACGAACTTGGCGAACCGACGCTGTGGACAGGCTTTGTAGGTCCGTTCAACCCGCCGCAGGGCTACGGCAAGCGCGGCGCTGTTGCATTCCGCCAGACATTGCCTTATCCCTTCATTGTCGGCGGGCTGTACCCGCAGATGAATGTAGAGGATAGGGGATAGTAAGTGATTGAACTAGTACCGTTCCACTTTCAGCATTTGACGTACATAAAGCCCAATGCTGTGCAAACGGAAGAATGGGAAACGCTCGTAGCTAGCGACGCGGAACGCCACCTGTCCACAGGCCCGGCCATGTCCCTTTTCCAGTCTGGCGTTTGTCTAGGGGCGGCGGGCCTAGTCTGTCACTGGAAGGGGCGCGCGGAAGCGTGGGCTATCTTTGCAGACCGGGTAGGCGTCGCTCCGATGCGGCAAGCGGTTCGCACAATGCGTAGCGTCATTTCGTCGGCGGGCTTTCACCGTATTGACATGGCGGTGCGAAAAGAGAATATACACGGTCACGTATTGGCGCGTGCTGTCGGACTGCCGTTTGAAACTATACTCGAAAAGTATTTCCCGGACGGACAAGACGCGTACATATATGCAAGGATAACGTAACATGGCAATGGCGTTAGGCATATTGGGCGGTGTGGTAAGTGCGGTGGGATCGCTTGCCAGAGCCAGCGCACAGGCGAACGCCGCCAAGTTCAACGCAGCCGTAGCGCGTGACAACCGACTTGCTGTACTCGACCAAACGTCAGCCGAAGTAGAAGACAAACGCAAAAAGAACCGTCAGCTACTCGGTGCGATGCGCGCCGCGTACGGAGCGAACGGGCTGGAAATGAGCGGATCACCGCTTGACGTCGTGTCAGACACGACAGCTGAAATGGAATACGACGTGGCTAAAATGCGCTACGTCGGCAAGATGAAAGCGGTAGGCTACGCGAACCAAGCGAAGCTGTTCGACATGGAAGCCAAAAGCGCAAAGACAGAGGGCTTTATCGGCGCGGCGTCGGGGCTGCTTGGCGCGTTTCAGGGCATGGGCGGCGGCGGCAGTATGTTTGGAACGGAAGCGCAAACGCACCCGTTGTACGGATAGGGGATTAAGACGTGGCACAAATTCCGGTTTACGAAGGTGGGCAGACGGACGTACGCAGCGCTGGCGTTGTAGACAGCTACGCCACCGCCGAACAAATGGGCGCGGGCATTGGCCGTGCGTTGCAGGGGCTTGGCAATACGCTGCAATCGCTGTCGGTGGACTTCAAGCGCGAAAAGGACAAGCAGGACACGATGTTGCGCAACGAACGCGTCGCGCAAAGTGTTGCTGACAGTTCCATCAAAATGTCGGAAATCAACGCCGACATTCAAACGAAAGCGCCCGCAGACGGGTCCGGCGTCAAGGACAGCGTGTACAAGTCACAGCTTGAATTGATCGAAAAGCAGGCGGCGGAAATACAAGACCCCGTGGCCCGTTCGCAATACAAGATAAAGATGCTTGGCGACTTGGCAGGCTACGCGCAGAACAACGTGCAGTTCGAACTTGAGCGCGGCATTAAGAACACGACAGACCGTTCGAACTTTGCGCTGAATGGACTTGAAAACGCCGTGCGTACGAACCCCGGCATGTGGGATAAGCACATGTCCGAAGGCGTTGCGATTATCGACGCGCAGACTGTACCGGACGGGCAGAAAGAAAACATGAAACGCGAATGGGTGCAGCGCACCGCGTACGCGCGTTTTCAGGGCCTGACGGAAGCTGCAAAGTCGCCCGAAGACTTTGACGCCATCACAAAAGAGTTGCAGCAACCGAAATGGCAGGACGCGTTCAAGCCGGAAGAATACAACTCCGTCCTGAATGACATTGCGCAGTCAAAGAAGGTGTTCACGACGCAAGCGGCCACGCAGGCGCGCGCGACGCTCGACGGCATTGAAAGCCGTTTGCGGGAAGGTGTAGCCGTGGACCCGGCAGAACTGTCGCAAGCGTCGTCGATGGCCGAAGGCTCAAGCGACCCAATCATCATGAAGCGTGCGTTACGTGCGACGCGTGACAGTCAGATTATCGAACGTAGCAAGAAAATGACGTCAACACAGCTTCAAGTCGAAGCAGACCGCCGACTTGGCGAAGGCTACCCGAACATGACGCCGCGCCTTGCCGACGCCGCCGAAAAGGCGAACAAGGCGTTCCCCGGTATTAGCCCCGGCTTTTTCGGTGCTGTGTCAAACATGGAATACGGCGTGTACATGACGGGCACGGCGGCGAAGGGCAACCCCAAGTTCGCACCGCGCGCTGTAAGCGCCAAGGTTGACGTAACAGGGCTTCGCCCGCGCACGGCGGACGCGCTGTCCATCGCGGGGCAGATTTACGGCGCGCCGCTGCCGCTGGTGTCGGCGTACCGTTCGCAGGCGTACCAAAACCAAATCCGCATGCGCGGCAACCCGAACCGTAGGTCTGTGGCCGAACACAGCCACCACACAAGCGGAACGGCTGTTGACATTTCGACGGCTGGCATGTCTGGCGCAGACAAGGGCAAACTGGTTGACGCTCTTGTGCAAGCGGGCTTCACGGGCTTTGGCGAATACGGCACGCACATTCACACCGACATGCGCGCAAGGACGACGCGCGGTTTCAACCCGCGCACAGGCGAACTAGGGTGGTCGAAAGGTTCGCCCGAAGTTGTAGCCGCGCTTGTCAATCGCGGCTACAGCGCCGACGCCCCGGCCAACAGCTTGAAGCGTGGCAACGCCGCAATGGTGGACACGACGGACTACGGGCAAGGCCCCGTGGGCGGCGGCACGTCTGCAATCGGCGTTAATCAGTGGACGGAGAAATCGTTCCTTGCCATCATGCGCGACCCGAAGATAGCGCAGCGTATCGGCTTGCCGCCGAACCTGTCCGACGCGCAATTGCTCGACTTGCGCAAAGACCCGGACTGGTCATTCATGGCGACAGGCGCGTACGCCGAACAGAACAAGGCGTATCTGGAAAATTCGCTTGGCCGGGAAGTGAACGACGCCGAACTGTACATGGCACATTTTCTTGGACCGGGCGGCGCGCAGACACTGCTTTCGGCATACAAGAACAACCCGGATGCAAACGCAGCGGAACTTATGCCTGCCGCTGCAAAGAACAACCCGTCGCGGTTCTATGACAAAAACGGCAAAGCCATGTCGGTGCGGGACGTGTACGACAACATCGCCGTCAAGTTCTCGACTGCACCCAATCAAGTGCAATTTGAAGATGCGCAGACGTACAAGCGTCAGGCGGAAAATGCGCGCAAGCGCGAACAGTCGGACCCCATGACGCTTTACAGCAACAACGTGGTGAACACGAACGACTTGAACGCGCAGGGCGGGTTCGCCACGCGCGGCGCGATGGCGCTTGCGGCAGGCGATTACTACAGCATTCCGAAAGCGGAAATGAAGCCGTTCACCGCTGACGAAGCAACCGACTATTCCAAGCAGATCGCAGACGGCAGCTTGGAGCAAAAGCTTTCGCTGCTTGGCAACATCAACGAAATGGACAAAGCAGCGCCCGGCATGGGGCAGGCCGCCATGGCGCAGATTGGGCAAAAGGACACAGCGTATGCGTACGCAGGCGCAGTGTTGAGCGAACGCGACGACTTGCCGACAGCCGAAATGATTGTGCGAGGGGCTGACAGGCTCAAACAGGATAAGAACCTGTCGGAAACATTGTTCGCTGGCAAGGAAGCGTACACGGCTTTTGGCGAAGCGACAAGCAATGCGCTCGGCAACATTCCGCAGGCGCAGAAAGCCGCCGTGTTTGAAGCTGCCAAAGCGTACTATGCGGAGCGCATGGCGCAGCAGGGCAAGTTCGAGTTTGACCCTGACGAGTTCAAGAAAGCCGCAATCAAGGTGGCCGCTGGCGACGAAACTGCAATCGGTGACGTCAACGGCACGCCGACGATGCTGCCGCCCGGCGTGACCGAAGACACGTTCAACGCGGCAATCGACAACTTGACCGACGCGGACCTTATCAAGTTTGGCGCAGACGGCGCGCCGCCTATCGACATTACAGGTGCGCCCGTTCCTGCGCAGGACATTGCGAAGGAAGGCACGTTCGTATTCATCGGCGGCACAAGCTACAAAATCCGCATGCTTGACGGAAACTTTCTTGTCACAGGTGACACAGACGGCAAGGGGCGGCTTGCGGCTTACGTGTTCAACGCAGACCCCAAGGCGATTGAAGACGTGGCAGCAAGGCCACCGGAAATGTACATCACGCCCGAAGAACAGGACCGTGCTATGAAGCAATGGCAGTATCAGCCGCCGACGTCTATACAGCCGCCCGACAGCCTCAAGCAGCTTTTGGGGAACTAACGTACATGTCTTTTATGTCGCAAGTTAACGAAGACGAACTATACGTGCGGCCTGAACAGGCAAGCCGTGGTTCGACTGTCGGTTTTATAGAAGGCATGCAGCGTTCGTACGAGTACGGCAAACTGTTCGACAGTCAGCTTGGCGTTGCGCAAGCAATGATTGACGCAGAATACGCAAACCGCAAGCGCATTCAGGACGCAGGCGGCAAAGCGCCTGAAAGCTTGTATACGAAAGTTGCGCCAGAAGACGACTACAACCCCACGTTCACGGGGCGCGCTTACCGGGTAGCTAAAGCCGTGGCTGACGGTGATTTTGGGCTATACGCAGCGCTTGCAGGCGCGAACGACGCAGCACTGAAAGACTTGCAGAAAAAGTACCCGGCTGCGGGTATTCGCACGTACAGCGAAATGTTCGAAGACACGCGCAAAAACTACGAAAAGATGAAGCTGCAAAACGAGCGCAACTATTCGGCGGGCGGCAACATAGGGTGGGCTGTAGGCGCGATGGGCGCGGGCGTCAATCCTGACGTGAACCCGTTAAACTTCTGGACGCTTCAAATGGGCGGCGCGGGCAAGACGATAGCGGGGCGTATAGCGTCGCAAGGCGTGGCGCAAGGCGCTGTGCAAGCCGTGGCCGAAGTAACGGGGGTCCGGGCGAATAAACGGCTGCT